TTTTTTTTTTGTAAATAGCATAAATAAATGGAATATCCTCTACTAAATCAAGTAGTAGAGGATTTAGATATAAGTTGATTATATATCATAATAGTGAGAATATATTATAATTTAAATTTATATCTAGAATTGAGGTGATCTAACTATGATTACTGATAATACAGATAAATATTTTAATCTAATCACTAGATTTAATAATATAGCTAGATATAATCATAATAATAAGCTGAAACCTAGCAGGGAAATGCTTATTGCTCAAGATTATATTAACTATAAAGTAAACGCTTCAGATATATTTAATCCAGACTTAAATAATAATTATTTACACGATCTAAGTAAATCTGATCCATCTGCTTATCAATTTATATCAAATTTATTGAATTAGAAAATCTGTTTTAATTCTCTTATTCAGCATATTTTATCATTTATATTAGATATCAAAATTATATTATATTCTCACATAGTATATTTGTATTTAAAACATTTTAGCTTTCATATCAAACCATTTATTCTTATTTTTTTGTGTTCCGTATCCATTAGAAACTCCACCAGCTGCTCTTTTTTGTTCTTCTTGCAAATAATCTCCAAATGTAGGCATAGGTCTATTCTGTATTTCATAGTTATCTTTAAGAGCTCCATAATATAATTCGTGTGTATATTCATCTCCATAAAGCTTTACTTTACGTCCATTCTTTACTTTAAATATCTCTACATTAGTAAATTTCTTACCATTTATAGTCATAGGAACTAAATTATAAGACACTTCTCCTTCGTCTTTCGTAAATAAAGATCTTTCATTTGTAAACACATTCGTACTTTGTATTACGGAAACTATCTTAATTTTACTCATATCTACATAAAATTTAAATTGATCTCCTACCTGCTTACGAAAATCTGTATTAAATATAAGACTATAAGCTAATAAAGTAGCTATAAGAATATCATCATGAGCTCCTGGTTTATGATCTATTCTGTCTGTAGTCTTTCTATATAGAGTAGAAAGTTGTGCTAAAGCATCTTCGTGACTAAAAGCATATGGATATTTATCTACAAGTTCAAATAATAGCTTATTATATAAGTAATCTCTGTAAACGCGTTCTTTTACTCCATATTCTATATAAGACTTATAGTCAAGCTTTTTAGTAGTAGATTTTATAAGCGCATCTGCTGCTTGTTTATCAAATAGCTTCTTTATACCAAACATCATAGGTTCTATTACTTCATCTTTAGCTAGATCTGGTATTACAGATTGACCTGGACCTTCTAATTCTATAGTAAGAATTATGTTAATAATAGGATTTATCTTTAGTAAATGTCTGATAAAATTCTTAATAAACATAGTAGTTTCAGTAGAAGTCATAGTATTAGACTTAAACATAAAGAGTTTTTCTCCAGTTTCCATATCTATAGCAAATAATACAGTACTATCGTTTCCTGTACCATGAGCTAAATCCACTCCTATATTTATAGTATTATATCTACTTATAAGATCATCAAAAGAGTCTCCTGCTAATTGAGGAAAATACAATATAGAAAAATACTTATCAAATATATATGTATCTGTAGGTTGCTGTCTAGTAAGAGACGCAATACGACCTATTTGCTTTTGATTTAATAAAGCAGAACTATCAACATCAAGCCATTCCATAAGTATTTCTGTTTTAAGAGCTTCTCTATTTTCTGTTTGTTTTATACGTTCTTCAAACCATTCTTCGCTAAATCCCATTTCTTTATATCCATATTGAACATTAAAGAAGTTTTTATCACTATTATAATCCATATATGCTTTAAGATCTTCATAATTATATGCAAATAACTTTATATCAAATCTGCACATTTTATTAAATATAAAATCATACATTTCACGTCCATGTTTAGTATTAAGCTTACCAGCAGTAGACATATAATGAAGTCCGTAACGCTTATTTGCTCTTTCTGCACGCATTCTAGCAGTAGAATTAGCAAGTTGCATAGCAGTAGTCATAGTTATAGCATGTGGAACAAAGTTAATTTCATCATTTACAGCTAATTCAAATGTTTCACCCCGTCCTACACGTTCTGCAGTAGTTTCTGTCGTACCAGCAGATGCTATCATAATTTGATTATGCATGTAAGGATTATCCAAATATTTAGCTTTAGAAGATGGAACCATATCAGGTCCCACTTCCCATATTTCTTTATTTTTTTGTACTTTTCTTAGTATGTTATGAAACTTTAAGAAATTCGGCATTCTATTAGCAAAATCCACCATCATTTTACGGTTTTTACCTGCTTCTTCTGCTTTAAAGTGAGCTACAAGTATTTTAGTTCCTTCCGATCCTGCCGCAAACTCTCCACCACATACACAGTTTATATCTGTAGTTTTACCTACTTGTCTGGGAGCACATCTATAAGTATTAAAACATTGGCAATAAAGCCATAATATAGTCCAAGTTCCTATAGTCATTTGATACATAGATGGATTCCCAGCTTCATCTAAGATACGAGCACATTCACGCATATAAAATATCATATTATGTTTCATTTCATTTGCAGCAGCTATTTGAAGTTCTGGAGCAAGATCTGGATTATGCATATTTTGACCCATAAGAGTTCTATCAAATAATATAAGAGGTATATTAGGATTAAGATTTATACCTATTCTATCTTTCAATTCTTGTAAAGATAAAGCAAAACTTACAAAGCTTTCGTTTACTGTACTATAATCATAATATATTGGTATCATTTGTTTTGACTCTTTATCATAGTATATATCATAACATTCTGGTAAAAGACCTTGTACATTAAATAATTGCTTTTGCATATCTGTTAGCTTATATTTATCTAAAGTAGCAAAATTTCCATTAAATATTTCTTTATATGGAAATTTGTATCCTTTTTCTTCTTTCATATCTCCATGTTCTTCAAAGAATTCTTTAAATACTGTATTAAACATTTGCTTATAAGTATTAAACTCATCTTGATCTATCTTAAGAAGATCATTCATTTCAGGTTCATATTCATGATTTTTCTTAGCTTCTATTATAACTGCTTGCTGATGTTCTATATAATGTCTGTAATCATACTTATCTATAAGCTCTATTTGATCCAAATCTAAGCCTATAGAACGCATATGCCTTAAAAATGCTACAGTTTGTTCTGTATTTAGAGTTTGTAATAAATTACTTGGTATGCTATTAAACATATAAATCTCCTAATAATCCCATTTTCCATTAGGTTTTACTACGCCATAAAGGCGAGTGTTACGTTCTTTAAATATATTTCTATCAGAAAGATCAGATTGTAGACTAAATACATCGCTATCTAATGCATATAACAGAGTAGCTAAATATTCGTTATTGGTTCTATCTAGTTCTAAATTTATCACATCACGAAGCATAGCACATCTTTTTACTAATACTTTTTGTGTATCTTCTGTGGCTGCATTGGAAACTTCAGTTTTAAGAAGTATAAAATCATTTTCTATATCTGTATAACGTTTTCTTTCATTTGATGTAAGTTTAGCCATGATTTCTTGTCTTTCTTTACGTCTGAATTCAGCAAATTTAGGATCAGTAGGTTTTAAATAAGTTTCCATACCAAAGAAATTATAAGACGCAGACTTATCTTTAGTATAATGCCAAGATTCATATGCAGATATTATTCTTTCTGGATAACATTGCATATAGTCATATTCGTGATTAGGTTTAAAAGTCTTTAATCTTCTGTGTGTACGCATAGGAAGATTAGAAGCATACGGATTTTGCTTTATAATTACATAATCTTCACTATATTGATTTTTAAGATCTTCTATGTATTTATCTATAGAACGTCTCATCATATATTCTTTTCCTCTAAGTTTAGCTAATCCTAAGTTTACTACATTAAATATACTCTTTTCTGGTATATCTACTTGTGTTTGAGCCTTTACTAAATCTATAAGAGTATCTAGATTCACTCCATATTCTTGATTAGAAGTAAGATTATTTACTACACTATAAGCCCATCTAGCAAGAGAAAGCTCTAATAATCTATAAAGATTGATATCATTAAATACAAATTTATCATTTTCAAACTTATTATG